AACTCCTTCAATTTCATGCATACAGCGTAACCGTAGCTGTTATTCTCGGGACATACGAGCGCTTTTCCGTAGCGTAGACCAACTTCATTGAGAAGAACGGCGAATTGATCCGGTGGAACTTTACCCTTGAATTCGCAGACCTGCTCTCCAGCGGTTGTGTCTATCACATGAAAGCTGGAGTAGTCGGCTCCATCACCGCGAGCGACGTCGGCGGAGATAATGTACTTGTGGTCAGGAATATAATAGCGCCAGACCCAGACACCCATCTCTGGTCCCCATCTCTCGATTGGAGTTTGGGTATGTGAGATGATGTACTCCAGGTCATTAGCATTCAGGAAAGTGTCTCCTGATGCTGCAAAGTCGCAGAGGAGCTCCTGCGCGACCTGCTTACGTGTCATATTCTTCGATTCGTTATCGAACCATGATTGATCACGTTCAGGATGAACGTCCCAAGGAAGCTTGATCGCGTTAAACTCGTTTAATCCAGCCTCACCCTCAACGTAAAGCTTATGGTACTGTCCGCCGACACCGTTGGGGGTGGAAAGGACGATCGCACGTCCACCCGTCGACAGCGTCGGGTACAGACCGGTCCAGAGCTCATCGAAGTTACCGATGAACGCTGCTTCGTCAACGATCAGCAATGTCAGGGCTTCCGATCGACCTGCATCCTCGGAGGTTGGAATCGCCTTGATGGAGGACCCGTTGCTAAACTCGATCACCTGCTTCGTGTCTGACCGGATGGACGGCATCACAAGCCATGTGGGCAGGTTCTGCAACATGACCTTCACTTTCTTGATGAAGTTCTGAGCAACAGCAAGCTTGGTAGCGATGATGAGAATCGCCTTATCCTTGTAGAACAGGGCGAGCCAAAGAGCGTAAGCAGCAGCGAGAGTTGAGATGCCCAACTGGCGTGATTTCAGGATGACATTGAACCTGTGCTGCTCGAACTGATCGAGGCAATCGTCCTGAAACTTATACGTGTCAAAGCTCACCAGACCACGGGTCGGATGTTGGATCTTAACGTACTTGTTTATGAAGTGCGATGAGTTCTTGCCGCAAGCTATGATCTCTGCGACCTGCTTATCCTTGGAAAGGACGGCCACTTCACACCACCTGAAGTACGACCTGTCTCCTGTAGTAGGCAACACGACGAGGGGATAGGTTCGTTGCTACGACCACCTCAAGCGAGTCCTTGTTGGACATCTCCTTGAGCCTGATCGACTTACCCGTCATGTCTTTGAACTGCGCTTTAAGATCAGCCACGCACTTCGTCAGAATATCGATGGACTCATGGTTGACCCTATCGACCTGCGCCCTTAGCGCCTGCTCTGCGGCGAAGTGCACTACAGTCATGTACTTGAGGGTGACGGTGTCCCCAGCTAACGAGCAGTTGACCGAGTTCGGCATGGACGAAACGCCCCATCCCTTCATCGCAATCTGCCCTAACGCGTTCAATTCTTTGGTTGACAAGTGCATGTCCGATATCTCTCCCGTTCTAAATATGCTATCTCTTGTGAGGCGATGAAAGTCTCTTCGATCTAATTTCGTCGAGGTGCTCTCCAATGGGTCTCCAGCCTGTTAACCATCTCTCTCGATTGGGGTCAGCGACCTCGATCTCGCAATCGTGACAGCAGCCTGATCTCTGGATCGAGATCATGTCCATCTCATCAATTATCACGCACTGGCACAGCGAGCAGTCGATAGGAGATTGACGCCTGGCGACGCTGCCTCGTCTTACGATCCTGTATCCTTTCTTTTCAATCACCTGCTTCAACAATCAGTACCTCACGCTTGCGTCGATTCCATCGTGGGAGATTTCGATTACATTATCTACGATGTCCTTGATACTGTCAACGTGGGAGATCACTAGCATGTTCTTAAAATTTCTCTTAAGGGACGTCAGCAACCTAGCGCACGCTTCGAGGTTGGTATCATCTAGAGCTCCAAAACCCTCATCGATGATGAACAGATCAGGCTTCGGAATAGCCGAGACCTCGATCAGTGCTGTTCTAATCGCGAGAGATGAGATCATCTTCTCCATACCGGATGACAGTTCGATCGGTCTCTGAGAGTCTCCATAGTCGATGAAGATCTCAAGATCTCCGTCCTCCTGATTCGCAGCCAGCTCAACGTTGAAGTTCGCGACCCCGGTTAGGACCTTCGAAATCTCATTGTTAATCCTGGGAAGCTGGGACGCGATGATCTGAAGAGGAATCCCGTCCTTACCAGTTGCAGCGAGGATCGTCTCAAAAACCTTCCAATCAGCCTGAAGCTTATCGATTCTCTCAATGTCCTGCTTGAGCCGGGAGATTTCAGCCCCGATCGCTCCGATCCGCTGATTGTCCTTTAGGATCTTCTTCGAAATTTCCTGCGATTTCCTCTCCTGCTCATCAACCTCGAGCTGCATCTTCTTAACCTCCTCCAGGGCGGAGACTGAGATAGCTGCCCGAATCTCTTGTAACAATTTGTTCACTCTCTGAAATTCTTTATCAAGAGACTCTCCGAGAGACTCTAAACTCTTCGCTTTACCCTCATGAGCAGTGAGTGAGGTTCGAGCTGCGGGCAGCTTCGATTCGATCGAGACAAACTTCTCGTAACGTGATTTCATCTCGCCTAAGCTGCCTGGATCAAAGCTCTGTCTCAGCTCATCGATCAGCGCAGTAACCTCGTCCAGTGAAGCTCGATGCTTCGGAATCAACAGACGATCAGCATGAGAATCCTTGATGTACTTACATGTTGGGAACTTATCGCCACACGGAACATCCGAGAGCTTCGTAACAGACCTCTCCAGACGTTGGAGCGTCTCACTCTCGAGTTTAAGCTTTGTCTGCGCGTCACTTATCTTGGTCGAAATCCTTTCGGTACGCTCGATATCTGCCTTGAGAGCAGCAATGTCAACTGTCGCAAGCACGCTCTCAGTCTTCTCGATCTTCGCCTTGAGCTCATCGCGCTCGGCAATAGATCGTTCAAGCTCATCGCGATTCTTCTTGATCTTGAGGTGGAGATCGATGATCTCCTCATCGTACTTCTTGATATCATCGAGAGTGTGGGAAGATCCTGGCGACTCACGCTCGAGGATAGCACGGATCTTCTTGACATGGGATTCGATGGAACTCTTCTCACGCTCGAGAACGGCTATTTCATCGTGAAGAGTCTCCTCCTCCTTCTGCTTCGCCTCTATCGCAGCCTTCAGGTCAAGCGCTGGAGTCCTGCGAAGCTCTGACTTTATCGAGCTTGAACTCTCCTTCGCGAGTGAGTTTAAGGAGTCGAACACCTGCAGGTTCAGGAACTTCGAAAGGATGTTCTTTCTTGCTGTCGCTCGTTCCTTCAGGAAGGCGTTCATCTCACCCTGCGCTGCGAATGACGTCAGGAGGAAGTCTTCGGAGGTGCCGATGAGGGATCGAAGCGCCTTATCTGAATCCTTGCGCTGCTCACCCGAGATGTCCTCGACAGGGTTACCATCATGATCAAGTCTGAACAGGTTCAGGTGCGTAACAGCGTGGTTTAGACCTGCTTTCGTCTGGTGCTTGACAGACTGACGTTCAGAGAGATACGTTTCGGCGCCTGCCTGGAATTCGACAGAGGCCTTGCAGTAATCCTTTCGAGTGTTGATGATGTGGAGGTTCTTAATCGGACCGCGGTCGGTCGTGTTGAAAAGAGAGTACATGATAGTGCCCGGAATCGAAGACTTTCCCTGGGCGTTTCGACCGAAGATTCCAGTGATACCGCTGAGATTTTCGAAATCGATCTCGTTTTCCTTGCCGTACGAGTAGGTGTTATCCCACTTGAGCTTCTTGATGGACCACTTGACACTTCCAAGACGCTCATCCTCCGGTAGGGAATCGATAAGCTTCGAAACTGCAGCGTCAAGTTTTGTCAGCGAGTCACCTTCCAGACCCTTCGATTCAGCGTAGCTCTTGAAGAGACTCTTTATCGTTGCGGGATCACGAAGGTTCTCACGTGAGAGTGTGGTCGATCCAGCCCGCATCTCCTCTTTCGACTGCTCACCCACGAACTTCCAGACAACCTCGGAAGCCGATCTCTTTTTCTTGAGCTCCCCAGCAAGCTGGCGAGACTCTGAGATTGCGATGTTCTCCTCATTCAGGATCCTGAACCGGGAACCGGCTGGGAGCTTCTCACACACCTCCATCGTAGATGAGACGTCACCCTGCCACTCGATGGTATGAAACGGACGAGGATTCTTAAGCTTAACGAAGTTGACTCGGTACTCATCTCGATTCTTGATCTGCCAGAACAGGAACCCCTTCTCGGTATCCTCACCGTAATTCTGTTGGACTGTGGATCCAGGATAAGCAATCCGAGTGTCATTATCCAAGAACTGACGTCGATGGATATCACCGAGAAGCGAGAAGTCGTACGGTCGGAACATGTCGACCGTCACCTCACCCTCGATCGGCATACCGGTGTCCAGCAGTGATCCGCCAACGGCACCATGGTAGAGAGCGATGTTGAGCAGTTCAGGACTAGGACTGCACTTGCTCCACCCCTCCTCATCAAAGCACGAGAAGTTAGCGAAGTTTACGCCATTGATCTCGTAATTCCCCGAGTCCTTGAGGAAGTGAATGTTGTGATGGTCAAGTGCCGCGACGATCGGAGAGATCGCGTCGAGACGTGACTTGTTGTGGATGAGACCATCATGGTTTCCGAGGATGACGATCGTCGGCCAGCTCGAGAGCTTCTGGAACCACCAGCGGAGGCGATCGACAAGCTCAGGTGTAATGCCCTGCGTCTTCGAGTGAACGATGTCGCCACCGACGACAATCATGTCAGGGCTGAGATCTTCGAGCTTGCTGAAGAAATCCTCGAACACCTCGGTGTACTCATCGTGACGCTGAAGACCACGCCAGTGAACGTCTGCAATATGTGCGATCTTGATCAAAGGATGCTCCCGCTTCTCATGATTCTAGAGAGGTTAATAATACCCTGAAATTTGTCCCAAGTTCTAGCTCGTGCCTTCGCTTCCATAAATTCCTCGCGAGTCATCTCGCCAACGTCCTTGTTTTTGCCGAGATCCAATATTCTCACCGGGACGTCAAATTCCGACAGAGCTTTCGCCCACTTATGCTGCTTCTCTGGCATATCGCTATCTAGTGCAAGGACAACAGGAGTGCGATTGCTCGCAATCGCCTGGAATAGTGCGGACTTCCTGGACATATTTGACCCTAGAATAGCAGTGGCGTTGCTATCGCACTTAGTAAGATCGAATGGACCTTCAACCAGGGTCAACTCTTTTCGCCAGTCGAGATTCAGCTCATTGAAAATGAACTCACCACGCGGTATCGGAGGATTCACGTACTTACCTATGACGTCCCTGTCTATTGCTCGAGCGGTCCAGTAGTTCAGCCGACCCTCCGAGTCGAAAGATGGCATGATCACACGACGTGCCAGTCGTCCTCGACGTACGAACCCGAACCTGAAGTACCACATCTCTCGTAGTCCCAGGCCACGATTGTGGATGTAGTCGATGCATGCGCGCGCGTCGGGATCACGAGTGTCGATGCACTCAGCCAGCAGACGAAACCCAAGCGGTAATTCAACCTTTGGAGTCTCAACGACCTCATCAAGGAACCGGCGCTGGTGTGAACCAGTGACCCCCTCCCACCTCG